CACGATCCCCAACATTTTTGCCGTTAACCAGCTGGTCTGGTTCTTGGCTTCGTCCAACGGCCTACTGGCTAACACGCCGTATTTTGTTGAGAATATTGTTTCGACCACAGACTTCAACGTCAGTTTGAGCTATGGTCCAGGCACACGGGTAACCGGCCTGACAAACGGCACGGGTCTCGGCATCACCAGCTACGCCAACCCTGGTGTGGGGGCAACGCTTACCAACGCAGGAACCCAAGCCGCGTTGGTGGTTGACGGTGTGACGCTGAGCGTGGGCGACCGTGTGTTGATTAACGGCCAGACAACGGCTTACCAGAACGGCGTTTACACGGTAACAAACACGGGCTCAGGCTCTACCAACTGGGTGCTGACTCGGGCTACGGATGCCAACGCGTACATCCCGAACAGCACGTCCGGTATTGCGGCAGGCTCGTACTTCTTTGTGTCTCAGGGCACGGTGAACCAGGCAAACTCGTATGTGATTACGAACACCGGCGCGTTCATCATTGGCAACGACACCATCAACTTCACGCTGTTCTCGGCAGCGCCTGACTACACTGGCACATCGCCTATTAACGTCACGGGAACCACAATTTCCTTGACCACGGTTCCGGCAACGCTGGGTGGTACGGGACAGTCTATGGTCACCACAGGCGATCTGCTGTACGGCTCTGCTACCAATACTTGGAGCAAGCTACCCGCAGGAGCAGCCTATAAATCGCTGGTGATGAATGCTGGCGGCACCCAAGTTGAGTGGAACGCTGTTGCCCTGAACCAGTCGGGTGCCATCTCCGGGTCTTTGGGCCCCATCAACGGCGGTACGGGGCAGGTCAACTACGCTATAGGCGACACGCTTTACTCGTCGGCCACGGATACGCTGAGCAAGCTGGCCGGTAACACAACGACCACCAAGAAGTTCTTGAGCCAGACCGGTACAGGTTCGGCATCAGCAGCTCCCGTGTGGGGGCAACCTGCAACGACAGACCTGACTGGTTTGGGTACTGGGGTCGCTACGGCATTGGGTGTTAATACGGGATCGGCTGGCGCTTTTGTCGTCAATGGCGGCGCCCTTGGCACTCCGTCCAGCGGCACGCTTACCAACGCTACTGGCCTGCCCTTGTCTACCGGTGTTACCGGGAACTTGCCTGTTACCAATCTGAACAGCGGTACGAGCGCATCGGCTTCTACTTTTTGGCGCGGTGATGGTACGTGGGCTGCTGGTGTTTCTGGCCCCACTGGCCCCACTGGTCCCACGGGCCCCGCAGGTAGTCCTGGTCCTACGGGTCCGACTGGTCCGACCGGTCCTGCCGGTTCTACTACCCGCACGGTAACCGACTTCACTGCTACCGCAGGGCAAACGACATTCACTGCTGCGTACACTGTGGGGTATCTGGATGTCTTCCGCAACGGCGTGAAGTTGGCATCGGCGGATGTGACGGCAACAAACGGGACAACGTTTACGATCCCTGCATGTACTTCTGGTGATATTGTTCAGTCTGTGGCGTATCAAGCCCTGGGCGTGACAAACGCGGTATCCCCTGGTAAAAGCATTGCGCTGGCAATGATCTTTGGCTATTAAAGCGAGACACACATGGCAAACCCAAATATTGTCAACGTATCGGCCATTTACGGCACAACGACATACTTCACGCCTAGCGGCACAACGGCTGTTGTATTGCTGCCAAATGCCGCGTCTTCAGGTAAGGTGTTCAAGATCAACCAGATCGTGGCAGCCAACGTCACGGGAACCGCGTGCAACGCAACAGTTGCCATCTACACCAACGGCGCGGTAGCTCAAGGATCAGCCCCGGCAGGCGGAACGTCGTACCCGGTCATGTACCAGGTTTCTGTTCCCGGCAACGCGTCAATGGTTTGCGTGGACAAGTCAACGGCCATCTATCTGATGGAAGGGACTTCCATAGCCGTCACATCGGCGGTGGGTTCGTCATTGACGTTTAGCATCTCCTACGAGGACATTTCCTGATGACGGCATATCTTGGTCGAGTGGTACGTGCCGTTCTTCCAACGGTTTCTTCTTCTAGTGCTGGCGGGTTCTGGAACCCCGTCATGGCGCAGTACTACCAGCAGGCGGGAACTTGGCCTATTGGAACCGGCTCAGATCCTTATTTCCCGTACACGACATTGTTATTGCATGGTGATGGAACTAACGGCGCACAGAACAACACGTTCTTGGACGGCAGCACCAACAACTTCACGATCACCCGTAACGGTAATACGACGCAGGGGTCGTTCAGCCCGTACGTAGGTCCGGGTAACTGGAGTAATTATTTTGATGGCACTGGTGATTATTTGACAGTACCAGCCAGTGCTGCTTATGCGTTTGGAACGGGAGATTTTACAGTAGAGGCTTGGGTATATCAAACAGCCAGAAACGCAACCTATGGGTCACAGATTGCTGGGCCTCATGCGTATACAGTTGGAGCCGATTGGCTTTTTATTATTAACACGGCTGGTAATTTGTATTTTCAAATTGGCAATTCAAGCTCTGGCGCACAAACGTCCACTTCTACTGTTCCACTTAACACTTGGTCGCATGTTGTAGTTGTTCGATTAAGCGGAACAGTAACTTTTTACATTAACGGTGTTGCGGCTGGGTCTGGTTCATACACCACATCAATAGCAAATACGCAGGCCCTTGGAATTGGGGCTGCTAACAACGGAAATGCGGCTACTACACTAACGGGATATATTTCTAATCTACGGATTGTAAAAGGCACAGCCATTTACACATCCGCATTTACACCATTAACAACCCCGTTGATTGCAACAACGCAAACGGTATTGCTGACCTGTAACAACAACGGCTTTATTGATCAGAGTGCGGCTAACAACACGCTGACCCGCAACGGTGACACGCAAGTATCTAAGTTCTCCCCGTTCACGCTCTACCAAACCACGCCTGCAAGTTACAGCGGGTACTTTGATGGTACGGGGGATTATTTGACTGCACCTGCCAGCAATTCAACTATCTGGCCCGGATCTGGAAGTTTTACTATTGAGTATTGGCTCTATCTACCCGCCAACCCCAGTGCTGGGTATTACACGCATTTTTCTTACGGGACTTCTGGTTCTGTGTTGCGTGTTTTTAATACGGCAGCAGTTTCAAAAATTGAAGTGTTCTCGGGCACATCCGTAATACTGAACCCTGCGTGGCCAACTGCTGGGCAATGGAATCACTTTGCGTTGGTAAGAAACGGAACAACACTAACGCTGTACATCAACGGCGCGGTAGCGCAGTCAGTAACAAACTCGACCGATTTTTCTACGGGCACTCTAACCATTGGAAACGAAAGCGCAAGCACTCTGTTGGGGTCTATCTCCAACTTCCGTATTGTCAAAGGCACGGCGGTATATACAAGCGCTTTCACACCACCCACATCGCCGTTGACGGCAATTTCTGGAACATCCCTGCTCACCTGCCAGTCGACCACGTTCATTGACAACAGCACCAACGCGTTTACCATCACGGCGAGCGGAAACGCAACGCCCAAGCGAGCCAACCCGTTCACCGACACGGTAACGGGACCAACACCATACTCAACGACCACCTACGGCGGGTCTGGGTACTTTGACGGTACGGGGGATTATTTAGGAGTTGCCTCAAATGCTGCTTTTGCTTTTGGAACTGGAGACTTTACTATTGAGTGCTGGTTTTTAACAACATCATCTGGTGTCTACCAGCGTTTTTGGTGGTTTGGTGATGACAACGACAACACAAACATAAGCACAGGTAATGCAGTTCAATTTGGTGGGGCAAGTCAAACAGCAATTACTGGCAGCACAATTTATACAAACAATTGGTATCATTTAGCATACGTCCGCTCATCAGGAAGTGGAAAGTTATATTTGAATGGCGCACAAGTTGGTTCAACAACAGCAAATAGCTATAACTCGTCAGCAAGAACTTTTTATATTGGCGCAACCGGAGCCGGTGCTAATCCATTTTTTGGATATATCTCCAACCTCCGTATTGTTAAAGGCACTGCCGTCTACACCGGCCCCTTCGTGCCGCCCGCAGCCCCTGTAACTGCCGTCACCAACACTCAGCTGTTGCTCAACGGAACCAACGCCGGCATCTTTGACAACACGACGGTCAACGACATTGAAACAGTTGGAAGCGCTCAGGTAAATACCACCATTGTCAAATATGGCACGGGGTCTATTTCTTTTAACGGCACTACCGACTACATAATTTCAGCGCCGAGATCAAACGTAAATAACGCTTTTGGCACTGGAAACTTCACTGTTGAATTGTGGGTATACGCAACAGCATTTGCAAACTATAAATCGATTTATGGCAATAGCAACGGCATTACGGCAACTGGTTGGCATTGTGGGTTAAACTCTACCGGAAAAATATTTATATACAGCAATAGCGCGTTCAAGGTAACTTCAACTAACTCATTAACTTTGAACGCGTGGAACCATGTTGCAATTGTTAGAAACGGCTCCACGGTCACCATTTATATTGACGGGGTGGCAGGGGGAACTTGGACATTAACAACAGAAACATTTACAGACGGGTATTGTTTCTTTGGGGTAACTCCGGGATTTGCATCCGAATTCTTTTCTGGATATATGGATGACATCCGAATTACAAGAGGATACGCCCGCTACACGGCCAACTTCACCCCGCCCACAGCGGCGTTCCCCAACTTCTGAGGTAGACCATGCTAGTAGCTGAAGTAATTGACGGAGTTGTGACCAAGGTGGCCGATTGCCGGGAGCTGTGCGAGTGGTATCCCCCAACGGACGAGCAGCTGAGTGACCGCAATTTGGTCCGCGTAAATCTGTTTCGAGAGTATGATAGCGAGACGCAACGCCTTGTGCCCTGCGATCCCGTGCTGGAAGGTGACTGGGTGTACATGGTCGCCGTGGAGGACATTGAATGACAAACGCTACAAACCTGGCAACCACCGGAGCTTTGGTCAACAGTTCCGGCCAGATTCCTTTGGCGACTGGTGTTGCAGGCAACTTGCCGGTCACAAACCTCAACAGCGGTACGGGCGCATCATCCTCTACGTTCTGGCGTGGGGACGGGACCTGGGCTACTGGCGTGTCTGGCCCGACCGGCCCGACCGGCCCGACTGGACCTACTGGCCCCACGGGTCTTGGCTATACCGCCATGACATCCACGTCCTCGGTGGCTATCGCCACGGGATCAAAGTCGTTCACGACTAACGTAGCCTCAACCGCAACGGCTTTTGCTGTTGGCGAATACATCCGAGTTTTCAGCACTGCGTCGGTTACCAACTTCATGGAAGGCAACATTACGGCCTTCAGCAGCACAACGCTGACCGTGAACGTGACGCTGACCGGCGGTTCTGGTACGTTTGCTTCTTGGACAATTACTTCTACGGGCGCCCAAGGCGCTACCGGACCCACAGGCCCCACAGGCCCCACAGGCCCCACCGGACCCACAGGCTCCCCCGGACCTACCGGACCCACGGGTACGGCAGCAACTGTTACCGTTGGTACTACAACGACTGGTCCAGCAGCGGTAACAAACTCGGGCACAACTTCCGCCGCAGTCTTCAACTTTACGGTTCCTCAAGGCCCAACCGGTCCTACCGGACCTTCTGGCGGTACAGGCCCTACCGGCCCTACCGGGCCACCTGGCCCTACTGGCCCTACTGGCCC